AAGGCATCATTAGAGCAATCATAAAAGACATGGCCAAAGGGCAAACTTTAACAATCCAAATGCTCATGGATAGGACTATTGGAAAGCCCAAAGAATTTATAGATATTTCTGGGAAAATTAATATCGACAAGTCGGTGGATATGTCTAAACTATCCGTTGAAGAAATAGACCAGTTGATTAGTTTAATGAAGAAGGGTTCAATACCTTCTATAAATGACAAGTGAGATTCTAACTACTGAATTCAGTCTGAAGAACCTAGAGGCTGAATTATACAAAAGAAGTTTGGTTAAATTTTCTCAAAAAATGTGGGAATGCTTAGAGCCTGGAAGAAAATTTGTAAGCAATTGGCACATTGACGCAATTTGTGAGCATCTAGAAGCAGTTTCAAGGCGCGAAATAAGGAATCTTTTAATAAACATTCCACCGCGACACATGAAATCTCTATTAACGTCAGTTTTTTGGCCTGCATGGGTTTGGACTCATCGACCTGAAGAGAGATGGCTTTTTTCTTCATATTCACATGTTTTATCTAAAAGAGATTCTTTAAAAACTCGAAGATTACTAGATGATCCTATATATCAATATTATTTTGGATCTTCTTTTAGATTAACCACTGATCAGAACGAAAAAATGAAATTTGAAAATGATAAAACAGGGTCTCGTATGGCTACATCCGTTGATGGAGCTGGCACCGGAGAGGGTGGAGACATAATTTGTGTGGACGATCCGCACAAAGTTGGTGAGGGAGAGTCCCAAACAAAAAGAGAAAATGTCCTAACTTGGTGGGACGAAGTCATGTCGTCTCGTGGAAATGATCCAGAAACTTTTTGCAAGGTAATAGTTATGCAACGTGTGCATGAAAAGGACTTATCTGGTCACGTTCTTGAAAAAGGTGGGTATGAACATTTGTGTTTGCCTGCTGAATATGTTCCTAAAATATATTCAACAAGCATCGGCTGGAGTGATCCCAGAAAAGTTGAGAAACAATTGTTGTGGCCTCAAAGGTTTAATCAGGTTGCGTTAGACTCACTTAAAAAAGAGTTAGGCTCTCAGGCGACTCAATCACAGCTCCAGCAAAACCCAATGGTATCCGAAGGCGGTTTATTCAAACGCGAATGGTGGAGAACATACAGAGAACTCCCAGAACTAAAAAGAATCGTTCAATTCTGGGACACGGCTCAAAAGGTAGGTATCACAAATGACTATTCTGTCTGCGCGACATGGGGCGAGGCTTATAACGGATATTATCTGTTAGATATTTGGCGCAATAAAGTAGAGGCGCCGCAACTTGAGCGCGCAGTTTCTAATCAATATCTAAAATTTAGTCCATCTCAAATCGTGATTGAAGATAAATCTTCTGGCTCATCTCTAATTCAAAACCTCCGTCAAAAAACAGTCCTGCCAATATTTGCTTTTGATCCAAAACAGAGAGATAAAGAAGTGAGGGCTTCGGCAATAACACCGCTTGTTGAATCGGGAAGATGTTTCATTCCAGAATCAGCTCCTTGGTTAGAGGATTTTTTATCAGAGCATGAGAGATTCCCTAACGCAGAGCATGATGATACCGTCGACACCACAAGTTGCGCCTTGGAGCATTTGTCAAAAAGTAATTCGCAACCTAGAATTAGGATTCTGTAGGAGAATAAATAAATGACATTTTGGGATAGACTAATGGGGCGCAAAGCCTCTGAAGCTCGTCAAGTTATGGTGATGAACCAAATCGGGCGACCTGTTAACACTCCCAAAAATTACGAAGCCTACTCAGCCGAAGGTTATCAAGCTAACGTTATCGGTTATAAATGCGTTTCAATTCTATCTCGCGCGTGTGCATCAATAGATTGGGAATTATATAAAGGCGATCGTGAAATAGAGTCTCATCCTATCTTGGATTTATTAACTCATCCAAACCCTATGCAATCTCGTGCTGCATTCTTTGAATCATTCATTGCATATTATATGATTGATGGAAATTCCTACATGGAGGCCATTAGACCAAGTGGGAAAGGCCCACCAGTAGAACTATGGTCTATCCGTCCTGATAAAATGCGTATCATCGGAGGCAGCCTTGGGCTTCCACAGGCATTTGTTTTTAAATACGGACAGAATGAAAAACTCTGGCCTGTAGATCAAATCACTGGCTTATCAGACATCCTTCACATGAAAACCTTTCATCCAACAGATGCATGGTATGGAATGTCACCGATCGAAGCAGCGACATACTCAATCGATCAGCATAATGATTCTGGTAAATGGAATTTATCTTTGCTGCAAAACATGGGAACTCCTTCGGGCGCTTTAGTCGTAGAACAATCAGACTCTAATCCATCTGGCATTATCCCTGCCGAGCAATTTAAAAATCTTCAAGACCAGATAAAAAACAAAGTCGCTGGAGCTGGCAACGCTGGAAAAGTTATGCTGCTAGAAGGTGGTATGAAATGGCAAGCGATGGGGTTCAACGCTAAGGACATGGACTGGATGGAGGGGCGAAACAACGCCGCCAGAGATATAGCATTGGCATTTGGCGTCCCACCGATCATACTAGGCATTAAAGGGGATTCTACATTCGCAAATTACAAGGAGGCACGTGCATCTCTCTATGAAGATACAATTTTGCCTTTACTTGATCTTATTTCCGATGAACTAAATTCGTGGCTAATCCCTATGTATGGCGACCAAGGATTAGAACTTTATTACGACCATGATTCAATAGCTGCATTAGACGTTCGTCGCTCTGAGAAATTCGCAGAAATATCAGGCGCGGGGTTTCTGACGACCAACGAAAAACGTGAACTCCTTGGGTTTGATTCCATAGACGGTGGTGACACTATTCTTGTCAACGCTGGACAAATTTCCATTGCCGATATTGGAATGCTTCCAGACGAGTCGGATGCTTTGAACCCAGACAAAAAGCCCGTAGAAAATGAAGATGGGAAGACAGAGAATGACGCCGAAGACGGTGACAAATCTAATCATAAGTTCACCCAGATTAACTTATTAAATAGAAATGAAAAACAAAAATCAGCCAAAGACGCCAATATTTTAAGAGAACGATTAGCGTCAGGAATGTATCACGACCTAAAAGAAGCATTTGAAAATCAGGCCAAAGAGCTTAAAAAAGCATTGGAAAATGTAGAGCCTAGGACTATGGAATTTGCAGCTCTACAAGTGTTATCTGATACTAAAGAAATGGAATTAATTCTTAAAAAATATATTCGTCGAAGCCTAAAACTATTTGGGGAGCCTATTTTAAATGGCGCTAAGTGTTGGGGACTAGAATTCGAGACAAAAAGCTCGATTAAATTTCAAACATTTGTTGATCGTTTCGTTGAGTCTCGCACAATTAAATCTTTGGCGCATATCGAGGGGACATCAGGCAAAAAAGCTCGTCGCATAATCAAGGAAGCGATTGCAGAAGCTCAAGAAACTGGCGCGTCGTCGCGTGATATTGCATCCCAGTTAGAAGATGAATTTGGTAGCATCTCAACGTCGCGCGCAAATACAATAGCGCGTACTGAAATGGCCATTGCCTCAAACCAAGGTTCACTTGAAGCGGCAAAGGCATTAGACATTCCAGATTTAATGAAGGAATGGGTGTCAGTAAATGATGATCGAACTCGTGGCACCGCCGACGCTGATCATGTGTCAGTTAACGGGCAACAAGTTCCTTTGAATGAAAAGTTCTCAGTTAATCCAGATGCATCAATGGATGGACCTGGCGATCCTTCGGCACCAGCTGAGCAAGTTATAAATTGTCGATGCTCTGTCGTGTACGCGCGTGCAGGAAAAACACTTATCCCTCAATATGAGGTCAAATAAATGTCAGTAACATTGGGACCAAAAAACAGAAAAGGCGATAAAGGGGATGCGGGCGACCGTGGTCCCAAAGGCGCCAAAGGCGAGGCTGGAAAAGACGGCGAGCAAGGTCTGCGCGGTGTCAGTGGCATGGGTGGATCGAACGGCGTGGGCGTCCCTACTGGGGGAACTCTAGGTCAAGTGTTGGCAAAAATAGATGGCGATGATTATAACACTGAGTGGATCACAAATGCCGCCGCAGACACAGGCATAACTCAATTAATAGGTGACATTACCGCTGGCCCAGGTTCGGGTTCACAGGCTGCTACACTAGTCGCTAATGCAGTTACAAACGCAAAACTCGCTGATGTCGCGACTGCTACATTCAAAGGACGCACAACTGGCGGCACTGGTGATCCTGAAGATTTAACTGTAGCTCAGGCTAAGACACTCCTTAATTTGACGGGCACAAACTCGGGGGATCAAACAATCACTTTAACAGGCGCTGTAACCGGATCTGGTACTGGATCGTTTGCTACGACTCTAGCAAGTGGAATTGATGCTACTAAATTAGCAGATGGCTCTGTAACAAGCGCAGAATTTCAATTTATTAATTCACTGACAAGCAATGTTCAAACACAGCTTGATTCAAAGATCGGTTTTACCTTTTCTGCAATCTCGTCAAACACAAATGCGGTTAGTGGAACAACTTACAAATGCAATACTTCAGGGGGGGCTTTTACTCTAACCCTTCCGATTCATGTTGCTGGACAGTTTGTTGGCGTCATTGACTCAAACGGAACCTTCA